AAACAATTGAGGTAAATGGAACTTGCTTGAAAGGTAGGATTAAAACCACATATGATAAGTTGGTTGAGAAACTTGGACAACCGACCTATACTGATGCAGACCCTTATGAGAAGGTGAACTGTGAGTGGACTATTCAGGCACAAGTTCTGGATTCTTGGGCAGATGACCAAGAGGACACTGTGTACAAAACAGTGACCATATATAATTGGAAGGATGGTTACATCCCTACAGGTGAGTATGAATGGCATATCGGTGGATATGACTATGATGCTGTTGATGTTGCTGAGGCGATTATCAATGGATAGTCTATTACATAAACGGATTGATACCGTTTATTATATGCTAGAAGAACGTCAGATGTCTGATTGGGCAAGAAACTATTGGACAACCGTTCTCAATGCTCTTATTAGGAAACACAAAAGGAGTATGCATTGATAGAAATTATTGGAGCGATTATTATCGCTAATTTTATAGTGAGTATGATTATATGACACTCACAGAACTTGCAGAAAAGCATGGTGAGTCTATCGACAATCTGCCGATGGACATTTTGATGGAGGCGATTTATAATGAGCGGAATGCATATGTTGCCAGTGTATTACACGACAACAAATCAGAAGAAAAGAAAACCTAAAAAGGTTACTGCCAAAATGCAGGCAGCACAAGCAGAACATGAAAAGTTTTTGAAACGTATGGGTTACGTTCCTAAAGGGGAGAGGTGTTACGGTAGCACTAGTGATTCCAAACCACTCAGATGGGGTTCGACTCCCTGCTCCCCTGCCATTCCTACATCTGATAAGGTAGGTAATGGTTTCAAAAAGCAGACACCAGTGTATACTGGCAACGCTGTCATTGGACAAGCGTATAACAAGGGCGGACTAGTAGTCCTGTCATCACAAGAAGTAAACGATCCAAGCACTGGTAAAAGGAGATAAATCATGTCGTTTCAAGTATATAAGCAACATAAACTGCAAGATCAAATTGAACAACTCGCATATGAATGGGCAATAGAAGATGTCACAGAGTATTATGGTGTAGAAGAACCAAGCGAATTGAATAAAGAACAGGTTGACGAAATCTTTGCATATTCTGAATCAGATGATTGCTACGAAGGTTACGTTGGCGTTGCTCTTAGAAGTATTTGTGACCAATGGGAGGATGAACAAGATGGATAATCAGAAAGTACTTAAAGAAGTAATCACGAAGTACATTGAAGAGATTGATTCTGAAGGTGTACGCCGTGTACGAGTTGTTACTGAAACAACTAAATGGTTCGGTGATAATGTATTAGCACGACACAATCCAACAAAGAGCACGTCAGTAGAATATCTATGATTATGAAACCTGTGGACTATCGTGTGGCGACCCTGTTTGTACAGGAACGTCACTATAGTCCTGTCATGCCGAAACTAACCAAACACTATCTAGGTGCTTATCAAGACGATGAACTTGTGGGCATCTTGACGTTGGGTTGGGGTACAAATCCTATGGGTACAATCAAGAAGATGTTCCCAGAACTAACCACGGCAGACTATTTTGAGATAGGTAAGATGTGCATGGATGAGTCTATGCCACGCAACTCTGAATCACAGATGCAGAGTGCTACAATCTCATGGATGAAACAGAACACACCAAACGTCAAGTTTCTGTATACATGGGCAGACGGTATTGTAGGCAAACCAGGCTACGTCTATCAAGCGGCAAACTTTCTGTATGGTGGATTCATATGGAGTGATGTCTATGTGACTGATGAGGGCGAGAAGGTACACTTTCGCACCATTCAACGTAAGATGAAGAAAGAGATGAATCGACACGACTTAAAATATGGCCCACGACCTAACGATGCAAAGATGGGTGAGTTGGGATTTAGTCGTGTATGGGGTAAGCAGTTTCGATACATTTTCCCTCTAAACAAGAAGTCCAGAAAACTTCTCAAAAAATCCAACATGGAGTGGACAATAGACTATCCAAAGGGTTCTGACTTAGAATGGAAGATTAAACGTCCAGGCGAGCTCGCCTACACGCTCACAGACACCATTCCATACGAACATCGTGGCGACAGTGTAGACCATAATAAGAGTAACGTAAACAGGGTTGCAGACAAATATGGAGTAGC